CCAAGGGACCACGCGATCCCGGTGTGCCGTTGGCAGTGGTTACAACATCAAGATCGATCGGTGTGCCGTTAACAGATGGCAAAAATCCCGAACTGGGAGCTGTGGTTGTGGCAGATAACTGAACCTGGCGACCACCGTTACAAAGATAATATAGGGTTTTGGTTGTGCCAAAACCTCCAGTTACCAAAAACCATTGATAATTGGCCGGATTTGATACGCCGGGGTCGGTTGAAGTTATGGTATTGAACAGACCATAATATTGACTATTGGCTTGGTTGGTGCTGAATCCTGATCCACCTGTTGCACTATTGGCATAGCGCACATTGAGAAATTCATTTTGATAAGCAATAACAGTGCCACCACCATAGGTCGAAATAGCACCGGTGGTGGTATTGGCCACCAGGACATTGCCGGGTATTGTGACATTGCCTGCCACATTGCCGGTGTTGAGATTACTCAGCGCATAGTTTAAGGCAGCAATAGTATGTGCTGGATCAGTGACAGCAAAGGTGGTCATTAACGAGCATCCTGTGTCTGTGTCATCTGCACGCTGATTGCACTACACAACCAGGTATCCACATTGCTGGTATTGCTTATTTCTAGTGTGTTGATACGGTAAGCATTTTGATTGATCTGTGTCCAAGGCTTGTCGGTAGCGACCGGAATAGTGACCGCAGGTTTGAATGTGGGTGTTTGTCCCACACTGTTGGCTCCACCAATGGTCACAGTGATGTTGCCAGTGGCAGTGGTTTGAATGCCATTGGCATTGATATTGATCACTTCGGGCAAGATACGATGCAGGAGCAATTGACCTGAATAGTCTTTGAGCAACTGTATGTTGTCGCGTCTAAATTGACTCGAAATGGCCACATTGCCAATAAATTGATTTCCTTGGTCCTTCTGCACCAGATAGGTATTGGGCACACCCTGTGTGTAGATAACAGTTCTTGAAGCAGAATTATAATTGGTGCCGGTCCAAACAGGTGATTCTGTGGCCTGACTGGCATTGGCCACATCTCTTGGAGCCTGAAACACATCCAGGTCATAACGATAGGCCAACATCTTGTTGCACCAACCTGTAGAATTCAAGTCGGGAAAATAAATTTCAATTTGATTCTTTTGTGTGTTGTTGATCACAAACACACGATTGGTATAGAGTGGATTTAGATTTTCATAGAAGTAATTTTTAACCCGCTGGTTGCCTAAGGGTTTAAAGTTACTGCCATCAAATGACCAAAGGTCACGAGCATCTAGGCCGTAAACTAGTGTATCAGCATTGGCCCAGCAATTTTCATTGAGTAGGCCACGGCCTTGATTTAGTAGGCGCACACCTAAAATAGGAGCACTAGTTGAGGTATAGTTGATCGGACTGAAGATCACTGTGTCCCAGTAACTACAAACATAAAAGTTACCATTCATTGGAAAACCATCCAGCACAGGACCGCGCACAGGAACTTCTAGTTCGTTGGCGGTGTTGCTAATAGTAGGTTGCCAACTGGTTGGGCCTGCATTGAGTCCAAATGCTTGCGACCAACGCACTGTGGTTGGGTAGTTGTTGGTGGTGCCTGAACTGATTACATCAGCTGTAAGGTTACCGGCAACCAAAATACTTCCCACATTGGGTGTAGAATACAAGCGCATGAATCCAGCTGACAATCTAGACCAATCAGGATTGTAGTTCCAAACATAGGTGTTGGGAGTTTGATCGCCGTAGGGCACATCATACTTTCTTAATTGTCCGGCTGTAGACAACAAATACATGGGTGCGTTGATGCTGTCCATTAGGAACAGCACAGTGCCATTCCAGGCTTCGGTAATGGGCATGCCTTGATAGTAACCGGTTAGGCCACCTGCAGGGGTAATTTCAGTAATGCCAGCTGAATCCTGCATATACCAATGTCCTGTTCCATTGCTTTCTACTGTGGCAAATACCAACCAATAGACCTGATTGCTGACACCACGATAGCCACTTGTAAGATAGATAGGCGTGCCCACTACTCCATTGGCCGCGCTCAATTGTTGTAAAATGTATTCATCACCGGATACACTACGGATACCTCTGGTATCGGTTTCTACATTGTAGCCGGCATTGTATTCGTTGGCACCCAGAGCCGATGCCGGAATATCCGGTGTAAAGCTCATGTTGGTAAAGGGTATTTTTGCTTCGTTAAATGTGTTTGCCATATTTTTCTTTTATACTGTAATAAATGGAACCAATAAAATCACAGCACCACGATATCCTGATACACTTGCATTAACTGGAACATATGGAGGAACATATTCGGCGCCACCGCCGCCGCCACCTCCAAATGCTGTGCCAAATTGTGCAACTACATTGGTTGTGCCACCATTTCCACCACCACCTTGGCCACCTTGACCTCCAGAGCTAGCACTGGCACCATAGTATCCACCACCACCACCACCATAATAATATGTGGTGCCAGCTAATGTAACAGCTTTACCACTACCGCCGGTGCCAGCACCACTGCCACCGGTCCCAGCTGTTCCACTAGCACCACCACCACCACCACCATGATATACAGGTGTTCCAGCTGTAACTGTTCCACCTGCACCACCTAAATTACCCGATCCGCCGGTGCCATAATAAGTTGGATAACCTGTTACATGATCTACACCACCACCACCACCAGAACCACCATTTTTTCCATTATATGCGCCACCACTGTTGCCACCTACACCACCACCACCGCCACCTTGTGCAGTAATTCCAAAAGCCACGCTGTTACCGCCGTTGCTACCACCACTGGTGCTATTTCCACCAGTTCCTAATTTGCCTATAGTGACCGGCACTACAGTTGAAGACAAGGTAATATTTCCGGTAATAACTTCGCCACCACCACCACCACCACCATCAAAGCCACCACCGCCACCACCGGCAATTATAACATATTGACAGGTCAATGGCGTAGTTGTAACCACATGAATATTGCCAGTTATATCAATACCTTGTCCATATGTGCCATCTGTGGCCATGGTCAACAAATAATAGCTAGAGGAACCGTTGGTTACAATGGTAGGATTTACAGTAACAGGACTGCCCTCATCTAAAATGCCATACACAATTGGTGCCTGCTGAAATATAGCAGTTTGATTATGAAAAAACATTACACATATCCCTTGACCAAATTACACAAATAATTGGTTCCGTTGTAGAATATGCTGAGAACATCAATTGCATTGGCTGCAGTGCTTAGAGTGTTGACACCGTAGGCAAATTTGTATGCGCTGTTGGCTGACATGATTCTGCTTCCGGTTGAATCCTGTGTGATAATCAAGGTAATGCTTTGACCTGCTACCATGCCACTAGGTGCCGCAAGAATAAAGCTGTTGTTGGCTGTGACATTTTGAACAATGCCGTTTGAATAGGTAGGTGTAAAACTGGTGCCAGTGGTAAAGCCACTGGTGGTTTGTTCTACATAAGCAATGATATTGCTGGTCACTGTCAAGTTGCCACAAACAATATTTCCAGTTACACTGCCGGCACTGATTGTGACAGCACCGGTTGATTGATTAATACTGATGCCAGAACCGGCTGTGATACTGGTCACAATGTTGGCAAGCCCAGCACCATTGCCAACAATATTGCCTGATATGGTATTGGCCACAACAGTGCCGGCAACTGATGCATTACCGGCTGTGAGATTGCCCGAATATGTGGGCAGGTATGCGGCCACATTGGCATTGGTATATGGTGTAGGATTGTTGTTACTGATTGTAACAGCACCTGTGGCAGCACTAACACTGATGCCGGTGCCGGCCACAATGCTGGTTGGAATACCGGTCAAATTGGCACCAGAACCGGTTAGGTTGCCTGAAATAACATTGCCTGATATAGTTCCGGTGGCAGTCAAATTGGTCAATCCGGTAATGCTGTAACCTGCACCAGCAATGTTGCTGGTCATGGTGCCGCCTAGGCTGGCCGAAATACCAGTAAGCTGACTACCATTGCCGGTAAAATATTGACCTGTGATATTGCCTGTAGCACTAAGTGAACCTGTGGTCATGGTTCCTGAATAGGTCTGCAACACAGCCTGCACATTGGCATTGCCATAACCGCCGGTGACCTGACTAATATTGCCTTTTATATAGGCACCTGTGACATTGCCAGAAACACTGATATTGCCGCCGGCTATGTTGCCTGAGTAGGCCACCAATTCTGGTCCAATGTTCAAATTGGTCAAGGCTGATCCATCAGCAATCACATAAGCGCCACTGATATTGGCCTGTGTTACAATGTTGGCAAGATTGGTGCCTGATGCTAGATAACCACTCACATTGGCATTGCCATAGTTGGCCGGTAAACCGGTCAACAAGCTACCGTTACCTATAAAATAACCGGCTGTGATGTTGCCGGTAGTTGATATGGTATTTGACCCAAATGCGGCCATAAGCGTTGTGACATTGGCATTTGAATAGGTAGCTGGTAGGCCTGTGAGTTGACTACCATTACCAAAAATATAATTGCCTGTGATATTGCCCTGTGCTGATATGGTGCCAGAATTGCCCAAAGTCACTGATCTTAAAGTGCCGGTGGTATTGGATTCAAACACAGCACCATCCGAGTCCACATAAAACCATGAGCCTGTGCCTATATTGGTTTGATCAGCCGGTGATGATATTGAATTGGTGTATTGCAACTGTGCCCAGGCATTGCTTTGTATGGCCACCCCTGTGGTATTGTTAAACACTGTGGTGGCATTGACATTGCCACCATAGGTAGGCAAAAATGCAGCCACATTGGCATTGCCATATGAACTGCCACCACCGCCGAATGGTTGACCATTGGCATAAAAATAATTGTTGGTATAAACAGCATTGGCTGCCACATTGCCTGCGGCCGATACATTGCCCAATAGGTCACCAACAAAGTTGGATTCGGTTGTGATTGATCCGTTGGCCAGAATGTAGCCGCCCACTGTGACATTGCCAGTGGCCGATATGTTGTTGGCCAAGATAGTGTCGTTGACCGGAATTGGTGTGCCAGTGGTGTTGTATAGACCAGTGTTGTTGTTTGGTGGAATTGTGGTTGACATGGGTGTTCCTTATTTTACAGCATACTGGCGATCACGGCGTGGTTGCCAGACCGATACCAAGCGGGTATTGCCGCCGGACCATTTGGCCAGATTGTTTTGATTTTCTACTGTGGCCCAGGCCAAGTCAAATTTTTGTTTGTAAATGGCCGCATCATCGGGGCTGTGCCGTTTGACATAGTATTCGTGTAGGCTACCGTAGATGTAACCTTCAGGCCATGATTGTAAAACTGGATTGGTCTGCACTGTTTCACCCGGTGTGCCGCCTGTGACCGGAGTAAACAACAAGTTCCAAGCACGATAGTAATACAGATTTAACACAGTGTTTTCACCAATGTAAGGCAGGAACTGATAGTTGTCACCCACTTCTGAAAACTTGCCGCGTATGACCATGGGCACATTGACCGGACTCAAATACAGTTCGGCAATCAGGCCTTGAGTGATAATGTCACGATCACCAATGCGATCATACACTACCCAAGGACCGGTGTTGTTGGGCATGCCATTTTGTCCTTGTTGAAAAAACAAGATAGGCTTGTTCATATCGGCCGGAATTGGCATCAACTGATTGGCACCCACTGTGCCAAATGTTTCATACGGATTGGTTCTCAAGGCCGGCAACTCAATGTTGCGCATCATCAATTCGGCTTGAAATATGCACTGCTTGATTTCATTTTCATCTGAACTACCAGTAAAATCCATTAGATAATTTACTAGGGTGTCTGCATCTGGAATGATATACATGGATTAAATGCCTTTAAAAAATTTGTGTTCGCCCGATTTGGCCGGGTAAGGAACATCGATAGGTATGGGCATGCGTCCACCTGGATAGGTAACAAATGCCGGATATTCTTGTTGCACCACACGATAAAATTGTGCTTTGAGTGTCTTGTTATGTTTGATCACAGCCCAGGGCATGCCACCAAAATATTGATCACTAATACGCACAGCAATCACATCCGGCAGGTCCATCCATTTCCAACCCAGGGTGCCATCGGGCATGATGGGTGCCAAGGGATCTGGAATACCCTTTTCGGCAGCTTCTCTATACAGGCGTGCTCGTTCGCGTATGCCTTCTATGTTGAACTGTTCTCTGGTGATAAAAAACTTGCCATCTTTGCGACCTGTGGTGGTCTTGATATTTTTAGTGCCGTTCCAATCGGTTCGTTCCCATTCGCCTTGCATGGCACGAAACAGCTTGTTGTTTTTTAACAGTTTGTCGGCTACACCATTGTGGTTGGTAACCATTCCACCTGCATCCGGACGCAAAAAGTCCAGATTGGTTGCAACATCATCGGGGTTGATTCTTTCGGGATTTGAGCTCATAACAGTATTTAGCTAAGGGCCCAAAAGCCTTGACTACTAGTGTGAATTCCTATACTATACAATTATGAAATGGTTCACCTTGACCTTGATCTTAACCGCTTGTAGTGCCACTGCGCCGGCTCCACATGTCACAATAGATCCACCTGACTGTAGATACAGTCGATTTCAATCTGCCCAACTGGCACAGGCCATAAAACTGTATGAAACCACCAATGACGACGATTATGCCTATTATCAACAGTTAAAAAACAATCTCTGGAGTTTAAGATCCGGTTGTGTCAACATGCGAGACTCATAAAAAAAGCACCCCGAAGGGTGCTTTTCCAACTATGACTAATCTCGGACGGATTAGTATGTTGATCCTGCACCTGCATTGGTGCGTTGGACTGTTGCTGATCCACGAGCAGTAGTAGGAATGCTTGTGCTTCCTGCGCTGATCTGGTTCAACATTGCAACACCAGCTGGGTTACGCACAATTAATGTGCCTTCCATGATGAACTGGTCTAAACTAGCGTCAGCGTTGGAGAACACTTCGTTGTTAGGACCGAGGTCACGCAAGGAGCCCCACTGGAGAACTTCTTCATTCAAGAAGTAAATGCTGTTTGATACACCAGCTTGATCCATGATCCAGCTATCAAAGATTTCATATGTGTAGTTGAAATCGCCTTCATATGTTTGAATCGTGTCACCACGCTCAATGTTACGACGGTTGATAGATGTTTGGCTTGTGCCAATGTTGTCACTGATAGAAGTGCGGAGACTTACAGGAGCAACCATGGTGCGAACTTTAGCATTGTAACGCTCTTCAGCTACTGTTACCAACTGTTTGTAGGTAATTGGGCTGAAAGTTTGGTTTGTAAAGTCGCTAGCTGTGTAATACTGTGTGCCATTGGAGTTGATAACCAAGTTACCCACATTGCTGGTAGCACTGTCTGTGCTGGCATTGTTGGTATAGGTTGTAATTGTGCTGGCATTGCCTGAAGCTGTATTGAAACTTTGTGTTCCTGCGAAAGAACTCAATGATCCCATACGACGACCAGTATACTGTGCTGTGTTACCATAAGCGGAAGTTGCTGTGCCCGACTGGCCACCGTATTGTGTTCCAATTTGGTCATTACGCACCAACTGCTCTTCCACATCGAACATGAGTTCGATCAACTGTTTTACTTCTTGATAAGCCTGTGGATCTCCACCAGACTGCATGACAGCACGAGCTGTGCCGCTTGCTGCGATTGTGGTCGCAAAAATCTGTGTGTAGTTGGCCAAGTTGTAACGACCATTGCTTTCTGCATTGTTTGTAGAAACTGGTGCGCCTTCTTGCCAGGCTTGCACTGTAGGATTACGATAGATATCGTCGGTCCACAGTGGCAGCGTAGAGTTAACTTTACGCTTTTTGGTCATACACATGTTCAAAACAGGGGTATCATCTTTAACACGGTTACTTACATCTAGGTCTAAGTCTTTGACAACGATATCAGCGCCATAGGCGGTTGTGCCGTTACCAATTTGACTTGTTGTAATTTCGCTCATTTTATTTTCCTTTAATTAAGCTGGTTTCAACGACCGCCTCGGGCCGCTCTAAGTTTACTTAGCTGGGCTACAAGTAGGTTGTCTGCGGCTTTTCGATCGCCGCTCTTGGCTTGTTCACGAAGTCGGTTAATAGATTCTTCCTGCGACCGGCCGGTATTGGCTGAACTGCCTGCCTTGCGTGTCAGAGCAGCAATGCTATTGCCAGCCTGTCGTGCAGCAGGTTTATCACGATATTTGAGTCCGTCTCTGACCAGCCCAAACAGGGTTTCGTCGCTAGAGATTAGGTCAATATTTTTAATACCTGGAATTATTTCATCGCCACTATGGCTCCATGTTCGAGATAACTTTTCACGCAGTTCGTT